TTACCTTACCTATTGGTTTGGTTTTTTTATTGTTTTGCTCTAGCTTCTTAGCTACAAAATTACAATTAAACATATTAACACTTCCATCTTTTACGGGCCTGTCTCAGTCTTGAATTAGGATCTGAGGCCGCCTTGGGAAAATCTTTCATCTGCCCTGCACTACGAGCACAATAAGACTTGCGTCTTTTTGCATCTTTACTCCCTGCCTTTACCTCGCCAGTCACTGCGGTTTTTAATTTAGAGCCAGGATTTGCTTTTTTATAGGCTGCTACGCCCTTTGCCGTCATACCCGCCCCCTTTTTAGTGGGGAAGTAGTTGGCACTTTTGCCTTTTGTAGTCTTCGGTATGGGATTATCCTTCGCCATCAGACTTCTTACCGAAGAATTTGTCGGCACTAGCCAAACCCAAACAGCCAAATGCTAAAGCAGCAACAGCGTTTACCAATGATTCAGCAGGAGCAAAGTGAGCTTCAGTAAATGAGTTTTCATACATGGTGACGCACAACATCAAACCAGCAACGATTCCTACGAATCTTTTAGACGATGGTTTACCCTTTTCGTCAGTAAACATTCCGCTAATAAATCCAATTAATTTTTTCATATATCAAAAATATAACTTTGAATTCAATTTACAAATTATTTTTTGTACAAACGGTAGTACTCAAAATCTGATTGTCCACCATTTTTTCTGTACGCTAACCACTCATCATAAAGCGGTCCCGCTAACTTGGCCTCTTCTGCCGGGGCAGTAGTTGTATCTAAGCCAATTTCCACCATGCGCTGTACGAAAACTTCGTTCTTTTTTTCCATGACTTGTACTTTAGCCTCAGCGTTTACTACCGCTTCTTTTAACTCTGCCTTTTCTACAACTTTTGTTTCTACCAATTTCTCCCCTTGCTTCTTAGCGACAGATGTAACTTCAGAGGCCATTTTCATGTTGCTCTCGACATTTTTCAACATCTCCTCAATCTCATCGACATTGGGAGAGTTTAAAGCCTTTACCGGGAAAATCAATTCTCCCATCAAAAATAAGGCGCAGAATATAATTAGTACGTGTTTCATAATTTTTTGACCGTATTGATGATTCTCAATTCAGTAATGGCGGCAGCGAGGGCGGAGTCAGATTTCTTTAATGCTGTACTCATCCTGTCTACTTTTATTTCCAATGCTGTGATCTTTGCATTCGCATTCTCAATCTGCGCTGAATAACCTGTCTTTACATCGTAGTACAAATACGAAACAGCAACTAACATACAAAATGCTACAGCCGCAATTGGGTTCTTTTTGAATTGTTCAAAATTCACCGGGAATGCATTGGGTTTAATTTTTGGGGCGGTCATTATTCAGTAGGAGGGAATGGTGGTGGTGGTGGTGGGATGTATTCGGCTTCGGGTAAATCTAAACACCCAGCGTATTCGGTTATTGCCACCTCGGGTTTGTCCTCATCGGAAAGGAACAAAAACCAAACTTCGTTTATATCTTGAACGCAATTACAGAATTGATAAGGTGCGTAGTATTGCCCTTGAATCTGCTCGTATTGTTCGGGTGTAAGTGTGTAACCTATCATACATTTCGGCTTAAAGTTGTTTGGAAAGTTTGTACTGCGGTGTAAAAGTTGGATTGGTTTGTTCCGCTTAAACCATCGCCTATACTACAAAATGCGTATTGTTTATCTGAAAAAAATACGGGTGTTCCACCGCCATTTGCTGAACCTAAATATAAATTGTTATTTGCAAAATTTCCCGAACCTGCATGACTAATAAGAGCAGTTCCATTTTTATATAAAGTTTGACCCCTTGAACCATTTGTACCGCCTGACCAAAAACCACGAGAATCTAAACTTGAAATATTTGTTCCATACAAAGTATCTGCAATTCCAATATATGCCAAACTTGATGAATAACGAGCAATTAAATAAGTTGGGTCTATGGTCATTCCCGCATTCGTAGCGTTTGCTAAATCATAAGGCGAACCCGCATTTGAATTGTTTCTTACATAAATACTTAAATGCGTACTTGTAGTTGTTAAATTGGTTGATGTATTTAAGGTAGTATCAAAATACGCACTCGTTCCATTAGGCGTTACCCCCGTACTCGCAAAAGTCCAACCGCTTGTAAAAGTACCCGTAAAACTTGAACTCTTTAAGTTCTGCGCACACGCTGCCGCACTTGCCCCAACCATTGGATAAATGGCTTTCATGCCGCTCCAAATACCCGCACTTTTCATATCCAATACAAGTTGATTGGTTGCGTTCTTTTCGGTGGTGGTTAGTGTTCCACCCGCAGTTGTTACCCTATCAAAGAATGCTTGAGCGTCTACGTCAAAGGCTGCGCCTCCACCGCCCATTACACGATTGCCAATATTTAATCCAAACCCGATCATTTCAGATAAGCTACAATACTACCGCTAGTTAATGTGATTGAGGAGAAGTGAGACCCCTTGGCTGCGGTAATTAGCATACCTTGTTTAAGAGTTACAGATGTGAGACCCAATGCTGAGGTGATATCTGTACCTGCTGGGTTTAAAACCTGAGCAACAACAGCATCTGCATTAATTACAAAACCTTGAAAAGCACCTGTATTGGCTGATGTATTTGAAATGACTTGACAACCAGTAAGGCCGCTCTGAAAGTCGATTGTACGTGAGAATACTTCTTGCATATATCAAAGATACAAAATAAAAAAGAAAAAGGCAACCGTGTAGATTGCCCTTCCTTAAAATGTAAAATTATAAATTTAGAAACATTCAAGAGCCTGAGCCTTGACCAAAATGGTCATAGTTTCATTCTCTTTGATGAAGTTTCTCAATACATCAGTATCCGTGGGATCTAAATCCAATTCTTCACCTTTGTACATTTTGTTTGCCCAATGCCAGAATTTAAGAGCATCGCCCTTGCCTGATTGAACTAGTGTTTGACCGACAACCTTGCCGATGTTAGCGTCTGCGATTTCCTTTCCATCGAGACCGAGTAAGTTTTTATTAAAGTTTATCATATGATTATAAAGTTTAATTGGTTACAGGCCCAAGTGGTAACATAAGAATCGTCTAAGCCCCAAGCATCGTACTCCTCTTTGGTCATTGTTAAGTTACCATCCATCAAGGAATTACCTGCGATTTTATTTCCATCTGCATCTTCAACTTCAGGACAAATCTGCCAATAGAAGGTTACAGAAGTTGGATTCATAGGGAAGTTCAATGCAATAATATTGAAGTATTTTGCAGTCCCTTTAGTTGGTACGATTATATCTTGTATCTTGATCATGTTGCAAACTTACAAAACATTTGTTATAATTCCATTAGTTATAACTAAAGTTTGTTGTCCTGGAGGATTTGTAGGAACCGTAAACGTCCCTGTAAAACCACTAGGTATCGCAGGAACTGCTCCATAAGTAAATAATCCTGTAGAAGAGTTATAGTAAACTACGTTGGCTGTAGTTACGTTGGCTAGGGTTGTGACTTTGATATCTCCAGTTACGTGTAATCTAGCAGTTGGATTTGTATTTCCTATACCTACATAACCACCAAGGTGTACTTCTCCACCTGAATTAGTCCTCAGTGATACAAATTTTACACCAATACCGTCCTCGTGTAGAGCATAACTAGGATTAATATCTACTGCAACCATAGTAATGTTATCTACATCAGAATATAAAGCATTAGTAACTAGTATTGCTTTCGCAGCGGCTCCAGCAAGATCCCCTTGTGTTCGTAAACCTAATGTTTGGGTCAAATCAGTCATAACACAACTACCAAATATTCTAGTGTTACCCTCTACTTGTAATTTATGTCCGTTATCACTTGTCGATCCAATAATGACATTTCCATTAGAGGCCATAATACGCATCCTCTCTTGGTCACTTGTACCCATCACAAAGTCGGTACTGGAGAATGTTCCGAGCAAAAACTTACCACTTCCTCCTAAGTTTGCCATAAGAGATGCTGAACGTGATAATGGAATGCCAAACTGAGTGCCTGTAGCCCCAGAACCAAAAACACGATAAACCACGTTATCGCTAAAGTCGTTAAATGCTACCCACGCTGCTGTTGCACTTGCATTGGTAGACTGTACTGTTCCGAATATGTTAGCAGCAGCACCAGATGAGATGTGTAAAGGGTATGATGGGGTGGCTGTTCCTATTCCTACGTTACCTGTATTGCTGTTGTATATATTAGTACCACTAGTAATCCACGGTGAAGCAGTAATACCTATTTCTGCAAGGCTCCACGATACGTTTGCTGTACCGTTAAAAGTCTTACCTGTGCTACCAATAGTTAGTGTTCTAGCAGTTGTCAATGAAGCCGCTGACCCCGTGGTACTTTGGTTTAGTGTTGGTATATCAGCCGCAACAATGGCTCTAAATGTAGGTGCACCTGCTACTCCATTTGGCGCTGCCAATACCCTGTTAGCCGTTTGGCTACCGAAGTCACCTGCAACAATAGCTCTAAACGTAGGTACGCCTGCTGCTGCGGTCGGTGCTGCTAATACCCTAGCGGCCGTTTGGCTACCGAAGTCATCTCCAACAATGGCTCTAAATGTAGGTACACCTGCTACTCCGTTTGGTGAGGCTAATATCCTGTTAGCAGTTTGGCTAGCAAAGTTAGAAGCTAATACAACAAGCGTTCCACCTAAAGTTAAGTTTCCAGAAGAAGTTACAGTTCCACTTAATGTTAGTCCGCTTACAGTACCTGTGCCTCCTACGGATGTTACTGTTGCGGTAGGAGCGGTAGCGTAAGTAAATAAACCAGTAGTGGTGTTATAATACACCACGTTTGCCGTACTTGTGTTTGCTAAAGTTGCTGAAAAAGCACCGCTTACTCGTGCTGTACCATTTACGTCTAGTTTATACCCAGCGTCTGTACCAGTTCCGATAAGTACGTTCCTTGAATAAGGAATACGCATGGCCTCAGTTCCATCTACAAGTATACTTAAGTCATAAACGCCATATGACATCTGAACTAGCCCACTACTATCGTTAGATAATAATTGAAAAGATTTTCCTAGCTGAAGTCTTACTGGTCCTTGATCTGAAGAAACTCTTCTGAAATGAAGAATTCCATCTATGTTTGATGTACTTACGGCTGATAAAAGGTGTCCATTTTCTTGACTATATAAATTAAACCCACTATAACTTCTGAGACCCAACTTCGTCACCCCCGTAAACGCACCATTGGTAAAGGTAGGATTAATGTCTAGTCCTACTAATACGTCATTGTTTGCTGCTGCTACTAAAGTGTTGTTGAAGTATACTCCTTGTGCAAGTAGTGAGGCCGCAGTGATACTCCCACTAACTGCCAATACATTATTTGGAGCAGATGGGACACCTACAGCATTTGTTAAATTTAATTTTTGAGCTTTGGTATAAGAGTTTGATGTGTAAAAACCTATAGCACTACTAGAAATTGTATAGAAAGCATCACTTGTAGGAGATGCTAATTGAGCAACAACAGCACCTTGCACCCTCGCTGTCCCATTAACATCTAACTTATATCCTGCATCGGTAGTAGTGCCTATCATGACATTACCAGTATTACTTCTTCCGTAGATAGTATTGGCAATGTTTATTTGAAAGTTAGTAGCAGCTAGTGGAGTAGCACTGTGACCAATAATAACTGAGTCAGTCATAGCCAATGTAGAACTGCCTATGTAGCCACCTATAAGAATGTTCCTATCGCCCGTTGTTGAGTTACCTGTGTAATAACCTAATGCAATTGAAAATGAGTTGTTTCTGTTATTGGTAAACGGACCAATCCCTATATTATAACTTCCAGTAGTAACTTGATGAAGTGCATATTCACCTACAGCAACATTTTGAAATCCTCCTGTAACAGTACCTCCAGCATTTGCTCCAAATAAAGTGTTTCCTCCACCATAAGTTATATTTTGTCCTGCATTTACTCCAAATAAAGTTACCATAGGTGCCACCGTAATATTTTGTCCTGCGTTAACGCCAAACGTAGTCAAAGATGGGTCTAGAATCATTGACCTTGTTCCAGAAACAGTTATATATCTAGCAGTAGTGTTTGCTTTTGAATAGATTGGTCTTGTTAAAATAGAACCAGAAAAAATTGGATCTGTATCTGGAGTAGAGTCTGTATAAGTTGTAGTTGTATTATTTGCTAAAGTCGCTATAACTACTCCATAGGAAGAACCATCTGTTACTTTGTTTCTATAAATTTTTCTACCTATTACACTAGCGTCTGTAGAGATAGGAATATTATTTAATTGAACTATTCTGTTTCCAGCGGTAGTAATTACTGGAATTTCAGCAGAAGCGTTTGTTTCTCCTATAGCATTGTAATAAGTTACTCTGTAGTAATAAGTTCCTATTTCTAAAGCTGTACCTGCTTGTAAAGCATAAGTAACTCCTGTAATAACTGGTGCTACTACGGGTTGAATATTATATCCTACATTAGAACTAACTCCTCCACTTGTTCCTGTTCCAAAAATCTCTAATTTGTTTGTAGGGTTCAGTACTCCAGCACCTACGTTACCCCCATTGAATATTACATTACCTGCTGTTGTTTCTATGGCCCTAAAGTCAGCAGCGGCAGTAATAGTTGGGTTTACATATAAACCCCTTGTGATTCCATTTGCTCCTCCTGTTTGGTTAATTGTAAAAGCAAGATTTAATGCGTTAAATACAGCAGTTCCACTTGTAGGAGTAAATGTTGGCGGTCCTGTTAAAGATATAACTCCTTGAGTTCCACTTGTTGCATTATAATTTCCACTATAAAAGTTATGTCCGTATAAATTAATTGCATTATTTATGTTTGCAGTAGCATATAACAATGCGAGACCATTATTTACAAATGATGCCCCAGTGCTCGTGCTTCCTATACCTACGTTTGCATTTGTTCCAAATTGAACATAATTACCCGTTGCTGCCAAAATTCCTTGCACTCTCGCAGTCCCATTAACATCTAACTTATATCCTGCATCGGTAGTAGTATTAATTAAAACATTGCCTGTAGATCCTTTAATGCGCATTCTTTCTGCCAAAAGACTATCGTTTGAACTTTTAAACAAAATATCATGTTCTCTATTAACTGCTGTTTTAATAAAATGAATAGCTGCGGATAGGTTAGCATAATTACCTTGAGAAACAGTTATTCCAACAATACTATCAACACTGTTTAAATTATTTATTAATATAGTGCCCTCACCTAAATTTCCAGTAGATGCTGTACTAGGAGTTAGTGTAACCAAAGAAGACATACCATAACCAGGTGTATCACTTCCTAACTGAATACCATTTCCAAATAATCCCGAAGTATAACTACCTGCATATACTGTACCCTGAACTTTTTTAACAAATATACCTATTGAGCTCGTTCCTATATTTTTAGACCAAATGCCTTTTTGTTCTATTAAAATACCACATCTAAGGCCTCCTCCTGTAGAACTCATCAAGGTGTTTTGTTCTATGTGTAAACCGTAATTATTTTGATAGCTAGACGTTGTTTCACCAGTATTATCGTAAACATATAGAGACTTGTAGTCTTGAGTTCCTGGTACTCCACTTTTTGAAATAATTATACTTTTATCGGTACTGTTCCCTGCTGTGGTTACTTGTGCTAGGGTAGGAGTTGTTCCAGCAGTAGGGTTTTGGTTTACCCATTGACCTGTGGATGAGTTGTAGGTTAGTACTTGTGCGTTGGCAGGAGCACTGATTGTTACATCAGTTAAATCATTTAAATCTGAGGCCCCAAGCGTAAGAGTATCTAACTCAACTACAATACGCCTTAAGCGTAGTTCTTGGTCTTTGTATTTTTTATCACGAGTTTGATCGTAGAGTTTTTTAAACTCTATCGCCTGTTTTAATATCTCTTGCCTCGTAATTTCAAAAGCCATTAATTAATGTCTTTACTTTCGATAACGGTATAGGTAAATGAATTGCCTTGCAACTTGGCGGCCTTCTTACAATGCTGCATAAACACATCAAAGTCTTTTACTCGCTTGAATACGGTACAACCGTGACTCCAATGATCTACCCAAGTTGAATCTTGTCCTGCCTTATGAATGTTAATTCCGTAAACACCCTCGGTGATTTTACTCTCATCGTAATTCATATCCTTATTGGCATCACGATAAACTTTCACATTGGCTTTTTGCTTTAATGCTTCGTACTTACCTTGGTGTAATCCAACATGGTGAGACCCAGGGTATTGGCCAGGAACGATGCGAGCAGTACCCGTACCATTGTTTCCCTCGGCCATTGGTGCTTTTCCAGGATCGGTTGTAGCAGCCCAAATAAAGAATTGCCATACACCATTCACTTTAAAGGAGATTGACAACCAATCGTCAAACACATTGGTAACTTTCTTACCAGGGGCACTATTACGAATACCGATTACGTTCATATTGTAATCACCATTTTCAAAGTACTTGTACCCTTTGGCCTTCACAGCCGCTTCAATTTGTTCTCTTGTAAAACTCATATCTTAATTATTATAAACCTACAGCGTCTAGGAAAAATACATTTGATGCAACACAGGTAATTTTGAATACCCTACCTCTTTGTGCACTAGGTGTCAAAACACCACTCGGAGCAATTGTCTGAGCCAAACCAGCAGCATTTACATAGTAAACTGTTACTGAAGAATCGGCAGCAATAGCCACACTCTGAGCAGTATTACAGAAAACAGTTGTTGTAAAACCAGCAGCAAAGGCCGGGTTATTAGGACATACAATAGTCACTATACCAGATGCGTGAGTAACCAATAAGAAAGCATCGGCATCAGCACTTGTCAAAGGACGTAAACCAGAACTTGCGATTGCAGTCTGAACCTTTGTTTTCACCTCTACACTACCAGACAAACGAGCGTCTGGAATAGTACCTGAGCCCAAATTACTTGCATTTAAAGCGGTCAAGTTGACACCACTTACAGCAGGCAACTGGGTAGATCCGTTCAATTGAACCAACTGAGACGCACCATTGAATGTGTTTCCTTGAACAGTAACTTGCGAACTTAAACGAGCATCTGCTAAAGTTCCACTTGCAATGTTTGTTGCATTCAAAGCAGTTAAGTTAACCCCGCTTATAGCAGGCAACTGAGTACTAGAATTCATCTGTACCAATTGAGACGCACCGTTAAAGGTATTACCTTGAACTGTAACTTGAGAACTCAAACGAGCATCGGCTAGAGTTCCGCTAGCAATATTAGAAGCGTTCAAAGTAGTCACCAATAGACCACTAACAGCAGGCAATTGTGTGCTAGCATTTAACTGAACCAGTTGACTGACCCCGTTAAAAGTGTTACCTTGTGTAGTAATATTTCCAGCTGCAACAACAGCAGTTGTTAAATTCGTAACCGTTACTTGTTTAGTAGTACCAGCACTAGTGTCTGAAATATCTACGATGGGAAGTAAGTCACCCGAAGCCACCGAACTCAACGAGTCCAATTCACTTATTCTTTTTTCTTGAAATGCCATTATAATATTATTTGATATCCGTTTTGTTGTAATAACCAAACTCCATTCTGTGTAAGAATGTAGCCGCCTAGTTGATTTTTGTAAGCCATTTCTTTTGCAAAAGGTGTTACCTTAAAGGCATCAATTTCTGCTTGACTAACAGAACAATCTCCACAATTTCTTGCAAACCTATTTACGACAGAGATAAATTTATCAATGTCTTCGTTATAACATTGGACATTCTCCATGCACCAAAGTAAGAATAAACCTTTTGTCTGCAAAGTTTCATAGTTGCAACAAGGCCTATCATATTTTTGTGCAGCCGATATACTTTTTTCAGTATTGACAATCGCCTTGCGAAGTGCCAAGTAAGAACTGTAAAAACTATATAAATTTACGTATGTCATTAACAATTACATCCCCCAATAGAATAAGCATTACAATCAGAATCACTAAGAAGAAAATTGATTTCTTCATATAATTCTTGAGCCAAAGTATATTCCTCACAATCAAAAGCCTGTACCATTCTATCGTACATCAATTTGGCCTCAGCATAGTTATTTATATCCATATTACCCAAAGCCAATTGCCCAATAGAACAAAGCAAATCATTAACTCGCAAAGAATACTTGGTAACTGTTGTAACCACACTAAGAATTGTAAAAGTAAAAACATATTTCCAAACTCCATCTGTAAGAGCAAAGGTTGGAACTACGGCAGAAGGATCTGTAAATACATTGTAAGCACGATTAGTTCCAACATTAAAGAAAGTCGTTGCGTATAAAGCAGAATTACCTATAGTTGTTGTACTTCCTGGTATAAATATATTTAAATCTACCACCGTAACATTTGAGCGAAGACTTGATGGAGTCGGAGTAACAGTATCGTTCCAACCGCCAGGGTTGCTGATTGCGTTAAAATCACCGGTATTATCTACAACAATAATATCAGCATCATTGTTTATAATTCCGATTTGAATTGAAAGTGCCATATATCAAAGTTACGAAATATTTCTAAGGAATCAAACCTTGAGAATTTGCCAAACCTACAGCAATCAATTTTTGTTGCATTTGCTCTGTAATAAGACCTCTTTTTTGCATATCTCTTAAATATTTTCTTTCGGAATCATTGCGATAATACTGAAGATGAGTTTTGATTGCTTCCAATTGATCTTGCTCGAAACGATTGAAAAGATTTACAATTTCTTCTTGGGCTTTTTCATCATTATCTTGCTCAATATAACTAGCAAGTACGGGTTTCAACCTTGCGATATCCTCACCATATTTTCTCAAACTAGTGCGCATAACCTCACCCCTAATTTTTAACTCTTCTCTATACAAATCGTTAGGTAATTCGTATTCAAAATAATTAGGAGAATTTGGTTTATCATCAGCTCCCGTAGTGATATCCATTTCCCAACGGAATTTATTTTTCATTGGGTTTGAGATAACTTGATACATACCGCTTGTTTTACCATTCCATTTCCACTCGTAATCTCTGCCTGTCATTTGTTGATACATCATAGCAAGATCCATAAGACCACTATTTACTTTCATAGCATCAACATAAGTCAATTTTTCTTTATCTGCATCTTTAGGAGAAAGAGAATACTTGCGAAGCGCAAATGGATCAAATACGGCTTGAAAATAAGCACCAGCAGTTCCGGGGTCAGCCAAGGTTACTTTATATTGTAAATCTTCGCCAAATGGGCCTATTGCAGCCTTATAGAACTCGTTTCTAGTATCTTCATTAAAAGATATATTTCGATTCAAACGCTGTACAGTTTTAATTACTACTGGTCCCCAAGCGGCTGGCCAACTATTATCTTCTCTAAATTTTGAAATTTCACTTGCACTCTGTACTATTTCAGCGTTTCCTTTTGACATAAAGGAGAAGAAAGAAGGGAAGAAAACTGACATAGATGTACTTAAAGTTCCAGATGCAAAATTCTCCCAAGCCTTAGCACTTGTATCGGGGTTTTTCAAATCGTTTGTCAGAGCCCCAACACGAGCTAAACCTTGGAACATCGGAAGATTTTCAATACCATTACTCAAAGTACTCTGAATCAAAAATCCTAAACCATTCTTTTGATCGTCAAGAAGTTGACCCATACCATTTTCTCTTTTAGCACGACCTTGTTCATAAACACTACCATACAAATTCATTGCGTATCCAAGGAAACCAGCATTATTGGTGTTAAGAATTTTATCACCATTCTTAGCAAAACCGCCTCTACGAGTAATAAAATTATCTGTGCCCATTTGCTTACCCCAATCTTGACCAAATGTTTTTCCTACGTTATTCAAAAGAGTCATTCCATTGGCTTTCATATACTCAGCGTGCAAAGTAGCATTGTACAAACCACCACGCAATTGTATGTTTTTCAATGATTTATCTTTTTCCATATCGCCTCCGATTAGAATGGCTCCTGCTTTAACAGCAGACATTGCAAAACCATAGATTGCCCAACTTGTTATCATCTGAGCAGCATCATAGGTTGCTTGTCTTTTAGCAGCAAACAAATCAATTTTAGCCAATTCGTAATCCTTTCTTTGCTTTTCGTTATTTAATTTTTTACCTATCTTATAATTTTTGTTAAATTGTTTGAATTTATATTGGTAAATACCTTCAGAAATCAAATATTTAGGACTTGCGATTGCAGGAACTGTCTTAGCGATTGCAGTACCCAAGAAGTTAACAGGTACTTTTGTAAATGGCATCAATGTCCAAAGTGCTACATCACCGACTTGTAAAAGGTTCTTACTCATTCCACCTACAGTAAATTGCCTTTTTATTTCTGAGCCCAATCCTGTACCCGGAGTTTGAGCACGATTGGTTGAATACAAATCTCTTACTTTCTTTCTGATTGCACCACGCCCTGCGGAAATGGCTCCAGAAATTATGTTGTCTCCCAACAAAGTACGTTTTAAACCTTCTCTTTCGAAAGCAGCATACATTTCTCCATTGTTATAAAGAATAGCGCTCATAGCACGAATTACATCCTCATCTAGTTTACCATCTGCTTTTTTGAACATACCATCGAATATACCATCTTGGAATCTTGTGCCTTGAATGTTTTGGAAGTAGTCTATCATCGACCTTTGAGCAGCCATTTGACCAAAGGAAATATCACCTCCATATGCCATAACACGTC